ATGACTACTTAGGAAATAAATATAAAGCAATTTATTTTGGTCCAAGGTTGGACTGGATGAAATTATTTAGAAAGAAGAAAAGTGATAAAAAGAAAATTAGAAAGATATCTGCAAATACTAAGTAACATAGATTCAGATGAAGATAAATTTATTTGGATTATGGATTACGGAAAAAATTCAGTAACGATTCCAGAGCAGCATAAAGTTAAATCATTTGAAGTTCCAGGTTGCCAGTCACGTACATGGTTAATCCCACACTTTGTGGAAGAAGATAAAATATATTTTACTGCTGATTCAGATGCACTTATATCGAAAGGCATGGTCTGTATAATAGCAGACGTGTATAGCGGCGCGAGGGCCCAGGACATCAGAGAGTTTGATCAAAAAGAGTTTGAGAAAATGAACCTTAGTGCATTATTAACACCAGGCAGAAACAATGGTGTTCATAGCATGTTAAAAAAAATTAAATTTTATGCGAAAAAGAACGATACTAATAAAGTGGCTGTTTAGATCTTATATAGTATGGTCTCTATCTTTAGATGCTAGTATAGTTGCGGGTCTATTATATTATTTCTTTATACGATGAAAAAAGATTGGAAAAATCAAAGGTATCCTGCAAGAGTTGGATATGGTAAAGTTGGTGATGGATTATGGTATGAATATTGGAATGATATGAGCTGGCGTCCAACTTTATGGACTAGGATAGTACTCCTATTACCCAAAGTGTTCCAAAGAAAATATAAGAAAAAGTAACTGGTTCCATTAATCCCACTTAGCTTTAGCACGAAGAGACCATCTTTCGAATGCTCCTGCATCTATTTCTTTTTTAACTAATGTAGCACCAGCTGGTATTTCATTGTAAAGAGAAATTACTTCTCCATCTTCTATATGTACAATACCTGGTCCACAAAAAGCATCTTTAACAAATTCTTTATTTTTTTTCTTCAACAGTCTTACTTCTTTCATGCAAGATGATAATGATTTCATAGGAATATACTGTGTCATTTGCGTTGCTTGGTCATTCATATTTCCAAAAACAAACATTAATATTACGCTAATTACTTCCATTCGCTCTCACTTTGTCTTCTAGCTTTTCTATATCTTGAATCATTTTTTCTATATCCTGTTGTGCTCTCTTTATATTTACAGTGTTACTCATCATTGATTCCATTTCAGTTGCCATACTTTCTAATTGGGTTGCCATAAATTCAATTAACATATCTTGTTGAGCATCCGCGGGTAAAGTTCCCATCTCACCACGAGGCCAACCAATTCTAAATTCTGTATTTTTATCAACATCTGCAACCATTAACTTACCTTGTGTTTCTATATTATTTAATCTTTCTATTACACCAAAGTAAGCCCACACCCCTACAGCTGTGGCTCCGAGTATACTGAGCAGGTTGCGCATAGGCATGCTAATCGCTGTGTTATCTGATACTTTCATTTATGCTCCACATGTATCACAAAAATCGTCACATGTACATGGATCTTGGTTACATGCTGGACACTCTTTATTGGGCATTTTCCTCCTTTTTATTGACTCCTTTGCACATTTCGCGCACAGTGGCAAATTCAGGACCTAATTCTAGGTCTTTATATTTAGCACAATTAGCTAGGAGCTCTAGTTCTTGTCGTAATTTATCATTTTCTCTCATTAAATCTATCGTGTCACTGTTACACGTCGATTGTAAAGGCCAACTAAAACGTATTCCCAAAGTTCCGTTGACGTCATCGTCATAGGATGTGTAGCTGTTATCAGGATTACCATCACCATCTTGGTATATATTTTTACCATCTGTTCCTCTAAGTTCTGTATATAATTCTATTGTACCGCGTTCACAACTACCATAACTTGTTCCTAAGTAATCATTTCTTGCTTTAGTTTTACCACTTAACAAACAACAAAAAATTATTAATAAAAGAAGAAAAGCTAATAACTTTCTTTCGTAGTTCATTAGTATCCTCCTGAAGCTACTCTTTCTAAATCTTTAATGTCATAACCTAGTTGTCTTATTGCATCTGCGTTTGTTCTTACTAATTCTTCTAACGCCTGGTACTCTGCTTGTGATGCTAGTTTGTAGGAACCATCACGCAATGCTGCAACAATACCCTCGATACGTCCTACCCATGTAGCCATATCTGCCATCTCTTTTACGAGCTCTTCCCTTGCTGAAGTATAATTACTAGAGTTTACATTAGTTTTATCAGTAAATATAGCGTGGATGTTATCCAGATCTCCGTAAACACGTTGTTCTAAGTTAGATACTTCTACTTTTAATAAAGCAATTGTATTAGTGCTTTCATCAATTTGTGCGGTTAACTTATTAATATAGTTGAGAGATCCGTATGCACCGGCTATCAAAGATATAAGAATTGGCAATGATGCCAGGTATTTAAAGTACTTCATGTCCCTCCAGGATTATGTATCAGTAGTATGTATACCAAGAATTGGAAAAGAATCAAAGGGAATACAGAAAGCTTCTGTCTTTAAATTATTCTTATATTCCATCTCTTTAGAATCATATGCGTCCATGTAACCATCACGTGCATGTATGCATTGTATTTCACTTGGATAAATAAGTGCGTTGTATCTTACTGATGGCATGTCAGGTATTGATATAATCATTAATAGTAAAAATATCTTCATTGTTTTAAATTACGTTTAACAAGAGTGGAATTAATAAGAGTAATGAAAAGCAGACTATCATATAAAGAATTAAATTTCTGCAGATTCGTTTCAAATTGAAGTGATCTACCTTGGATAAACTTACAAGTAATCCAAACACTTAGAAGTTAGTCTTTTTTAAATTTTTTACTAAACTCTAAAGCACGTTCGCTAGCTGATTTAAAATCTTTAACTGTCTTTTTTACATCTTGATTTAATTTATTTTTGTCTGATGCTGATTTAAATGCGCTACGTTTGGAATCGAATTTCTTTTTAGCTGTGTTTTTACCTTTTTTAAGTAAAGCTTTTCCAAATCCTCTTAATGCTGCTCCAAATATACTCATTTTCCCCTCATGTATGTTTTATGTGGTTGGTAGTATAACCATTTTATAAATTTTTTCCACAATAATTTAGTCACGTTGCCCTTTATAATAGGGGACACTTTCACACAATGTATGAGAGCGTCCACCAAGATGAAATGAAGTTGAGAATCTATGTGTACATTATGTGTCAGTTATGTGCAAGAAAAAAATGCTTGACACGTTATTTATCCACAGTGTCAAGAAAATAATTTATCTTGACATAAATAATGGCGGAAAACAGGGAAATAAAGTGCTTGTTTTGTTCACGTGAACATGGTATAAGCATCTATACGAAAGAAGAGTATGTCAATTGCAATTGATATATCCTCCTGGCTGAACAACAATCGCAAAGTTGTAAGGCATAGGGCACCGATCACAATGTCCAAATGGATTAGGGGTTGGAGTTTTAGTTCTGAAGTACTCGTTAAGTTTAGGAAACTTGATTTGTCGGGAAAAGGTTGAGGGTGAACACAAGATAATCCCTCGGAGGCTTTTGTATTAGAAAGATATTATGTTAAGTATAAAAAAGTTTGATGATTGGTTAAATAAATCTAGTAAAGGTAATAGGATTACATATTACCGTGGATATTTATGTGGACCCTGGCTTCAAAAGCTATCTCCTACAATGGACGAACGTCGAGTGAGAACAATTAAGCAACATGTGTACAGAGCTGCTGATAAAGGTTCTGTTACATTAGTACAAAAGAAACATGAAGATTTTGATTACGAATACATAGCGGTGCGCTTATGATTTGGAGTTTATTTTGGTTATTAATTATACCTATTAAAATATGGATCGCATTTCATATTTTATTTTGGATATATAAAATATGGTTAGGAATACTATGAAGGTAGTAAGTTCTTTAAAGTCAGCAAAGATTCGTGATCGCGATTGTAAGGTGGTGCGTCGTAGAGGTAGAATCTATGTTATTAATAAAAATAATCCACGGATGAAAGCAAGACAATGAGTAAAATAGGTAGTTGGTTAATAGAGATGACGGAATATGCAAATGAATCTACAAGAGAAGAGTTTGTTAAGAAGTATGGTGAAGCTAATGTAGATATATGGGAACAACAGGACGCTATTAATGAATTAGAGGAGAAAGAGAATGATAAAAGAGCTGAATGAAGTAAGTAAAAAAATATATGATATCTGTGTCAAAGCAGAGAATGAGAAGTGGTCGTTTGATAGTTTAATAGATAATTTACAAGTGAATGCTAAATGCCACGGTGTGCCTTTTCCTACATTAATGCTTCTTGAAATAGTAGATCAATTTATTCAAGATCGTCCTATGCGTGATAAGCGTAGAGAAACACAAGGAGAAGATGTACAGGAAGGCTTTGATCGCGTTTCACCTAAGTGGAACTAATGGATATAAATAATATACCGATGGTACGTGTGACGTGGCTCGATGCCCGGGATACTGAGACAGGCTGGCTTGACATGAAAGATGTGTTAGCTGCGCCTTTAGCAACTTGCCAGGAAGTTGGTTGGATGGTTGTTAAAAATGATGATAAGATAGTCATTATGCGATCATATAGTAAAGATAAAGATGATACATCAGGTGGTGGTGCGATTGCTATTCCACAGGGGTGGATTAAAAAAATAGAATATTTACAGGTGGGACATGCAGACGTACGAGATTAATTTATGGGAAGACAAAAAGATTGTTGAAAAGGTAGTAAAACAATTTGAAAATGATGATGACGTCTTAAAATATATAACAGAGAATTTTGATAGAGAAGATGAACTACCTAGATTAGATTCAGAAGCAGGTTATTTAAGGCCTAAAAAGAGTAATACTATTATTACCTGGTCCAAAATCAGTACATATGTACGTAAGAATGCCCCTAAAAGAATAGAGCTTACAGAAGAGGAGAAGGAGATAAAAGGTACTCTAGAGAAATCTATTACAAAAGAAGTAATAAATGAGTGGGGATACAACGAGATGTTGAGACAAGTAAGAAAAGAATACTGGAGTCATCCAGAGGCTAAAGGTTTTGAAGACAAGAAATAATGAAAGCTAAATATGATGAACGATTAGGATGGATTATGCAAAAGAAAAAAGATAGAGAGGGTCTAACACCCAAACAAAAGAAGTTTTATGATGTTATTAAAGAGTTTGTAAAAGCTAATGGGTTTGCTCCATCATATGAAGAAATGAAACAATTAAATGGTATGCATTCAAAGAGTCAAGTTCATGGATATGTACACAGGTTGATAGCACGTGGCTGGCTTAAAAATGGGAATGGCAGAAATCGGTCAATTTCTATTGTGTGAGGCGTATGTATAGTGTATATTTTGCTCAAGAGTGTTTTAGTTTTTTTAAATACCGGGATATTGGTGCCACAGTGACACAATTGATGATTAAGTTATATAATTCAATGGTTTATGTTGTGTCACCTATGTGTCACTACTCTAAACAACGCAAGGCACTTTTTTGTTTTTTAAGAACTAAAATGAGTAAAAACTCAACTATACAGCGGGTTACAGCATGGTAGATAAAAGAATTAGTGGTGCCACAAGTGGTGCCACAAAAGATATGTCAATTAGACACCCTAAAGATGGGGAAGGATTGACAGATAAACAGAAGATATTTGTTAAAATATATTCAGAGAATGAAGGACGAATGACACCAACAGAAGCTGCAAGACAAGCAGGTTATTCAGAAGGGTCAGCTAATGTAACTGCGTCATTATTATTAAATGGTAAACGATACCCAAAAGTAGTAGAAGCTGTGTTGGCAAGACGTGCGGAATTAGAAAAAACACATGAGGTTAAATTAAATAAGCATGTACAAGAGCTTGCTAGATTACGTGAGAAGTCTTTGGCTGAGAAGTCTTATTCTGCTGCTGTTAATGCTGAGCGCTTGCGAGGGCAAGCTGCCGGATTGTACATTGACCGTAAAGAAATCAGGACAGGAGCTATTGACACTATGTCGCGTGAAGAGGTTTTAGCTAAACTTAAGGAGATTGGATTAGGTGGAAAATTTAAAAAAGAAGGGGCAACGACAGTCTTGGAAGTTGAAGAGGAGAAATCCAATAGCGAAGGACTTAAAGACATCACCCCAATACAAACAAAGGATAGTAAAGAACAAGAAGAAGTATGACCGTAAAAGCGGAGACCAACTTCTGGAAGAATGTAAAGAAATTATTAGAGGATGGGGCTGATAAATATATTGTTTCACGCCTTGAAAGTTATGTTACACCAGGATTCCCAGATTGCTTAATATTTCACAATGTTACAGGATTCTTCACAGTTGAATTAAAAATAATTAAAGCTAATAATAAGATAACAATATCACCCTTCCAAATTGGGTGGAATATGCGTCATAGCTTAGCAGGAGCTCCCTGTTTTATCTTAGTTGGGGGGTTCCCCAACGCCCATGTTAAAATGTTTCATGGTTCCAAAACCAAGGAACTTGGGCAATGCACCGTGGACAAAGTGCCCGGGGTGTACGAGGGAAGGCTCGAGGACCTAGTTCTATGGGAAGTCGTAAACTCCCAAACTCCTACATAAACCCTTCATCCTTAGATAATGGCCCATGGCCCTTCGCTGGGCGCCCGGCGCCCGCGGGAACAACTCCAAGCTGAAACTCCCATTAACCGCAGAAGTCCGCCATTTTATTTAGCAGCCCGGGATCCAGGAGCTGGTCCTGCAGCCAGGAAGCTGAGATGCAAACTCCAAACTCCTAGGTTTTCTGCCATTTTTGACATGCATCCTGCTGCTCACCTTCAGGCACCGGGCGCG